CTACATTTGATATGATTAATGCGGCTACAGATGTAAATTTAAAACATCCAGGCGAACTAATGGAGAATCATTATGATTGGTTGTTGCAAGAGTTTGAAACATTTAGTAAGCACAAAGCATTAGAAAAAGCTATTCTTACAAGTGCTGACTTACTTGAAAAGGGAGAGTATGGTGCATGTGAAGACTTGGTAAAGAAGGCTGTACAGATTGGTCTGCAAAAAGACTTAGGTACAGACTACTTTGCAGATCCTAGGAGTAGACTAGAAGGTATTAAAGATAAGAACGGACAAATAAGTACAGGCTGGCCAGGACTAGATAAAAAACTATTCGGTGGGTTCAACAGGGGTGAACTTAATATCTTTGCAGGTGGTTCGGGCTCTGGTAAGAGTTTGTTCTTAGCTAACTTAGGTGTAAACTTTGCACTAACAGGATTGAACGTTGTATACTTAACATTTGAACTTTCAGAAGCACTTGTTAGTATGCGTGTTGATTCAATGACTACAGACATTCCAAGCAGAGATATTTTTAAAAGTATTGATGATGTTGAAATGAAAGTTAAGATGATTGGTAAGAAGAGTGGAGCGTTTCAAGTTAAGTATATGCCAACAGGTAAGAACGCAAATGATATTAGAAGTTTCTTAAAAGAGTACGAAATTAAAACAAGCAAAAAAGTTGATGTACTGCTTGTTGATTACTTAGACTTGATGCATCCTATTGCAGCAAAGATTAGTGCAGAGAACTTGTTTGTGAAAGACAAGTATGTATCAGAAGAACTACGTAACTTAGCTATGGAACTAAACACAATATTTGTTACAGCGGCACAGTTGAATAGATCAAGTGTAGAAGAAATTGAGTTTGATCACTCGCACATATCAGGCGGTATTAGTAAGATTAATACTGCTGATAACTTGATAGGTATCTTTACAAGTAGAGCTATGCGTGAGCGTGGACGCTATCAGATACAGTTAATGAAAACTAGAAGTTCAAGTGGTGTAGGACAAAAGATTGATTTAGAGTTTGATGTAGACAGTTTGCGTATTAGAGACTTGGGCGAAGACGAAGAATATCAAGAGTTTCAGAAACGTAAGTCAACTGTGTTTGATCAAATCAAACGTGGTAGCGGTCAACCTATTGACAATGACAGTATGCGTGATGATCCAAGTGAAGGTGATACTGTAGGTAAGATTAGAGCACAAACAGATTCAACAAAACTAAAAGCCTTTATTAATAATCTAGAGGACGACTAACTTGGAGTCAGCACAAGACAAGATTTGTGTACATGCTTGGAAAAGTTTGTATGTGACTCCTTTAGGCGAAGCAGGTATGTGTTGCATACAGTTTCCTTTGCTAACAAGAATAACTCCCAAAACAGATATAAAAAATATACGCAAAGATAAGTTATGGAATGATATTCGTGAAAGTATGCTCAAAGGCGAAGAGCATCCTTTTTGTGTAAACTGTTGGAATACGGAAAAAGAAAACAATCTAGAAAGCTATAGGCAAAATTTTAACAAAAGATATGTAGAAGAATATAATCTAATCAAAAGAAAACATGTAAGCACTCTTTTAAACAATCATTTATTGTACATTGATATTAGACAGACTAACGTATGTAACATGAAATGTCTCAGTTGTGGTCCTGTGTACAGCAGTCTATGGGGTGCTGAAGCAGACCCACAGTATCGTGTCAAATATTCTAACGGTGAACTTTACGATGATGTAATAAACAAAAACGGTGTACTTAGTGTAAAAAACAATCAATTTGAAGATTACGTTATATCTAATATCCAAACCATAAGAGATATATATTTTGCCGGTGGTGAACCAATGTTAAATAGTTTGCATTGGTCTATAATGAAAGAACTGGATCGCCAGCTAAGATACGATGTTAAAATTTATTATAACACAAATCTTTTCAAACTAAACTACAAGGGACAGCATGTATTTGATTACTGGGATAAGTTTACAAATTGGTTTGCTGGTTGTAGTATAGATGCTATAGGTGCTCGTGGTGAATATGTACGCACTGGAACCAAATGGAATATTATAGATAAACACCTCAAACTAATGCAAAAAAAATATCCTTTAAATTTTGATATAGACACTACTATATCTGCGTTAAGTGTAGCCGGCTTAAAAGAGTTAATGCTGTACTGCGAACAGTTGAGAGTAAAACACAGATGGGGAAATACTGTAATTACACCTAGTCATCTACATGTAAATATATTGCCAAAAAACTATAGAAGACAGGTGTTCAACGAAATAGAAAAATTAGTCAACAATAAAATTAAAAACAATGACAAAGATGTAAATGATTCAGACAGTCTAAAAAGTTTTTTGAATCATTTTAAATTTGTAATGTTATCAACAGATGCAACAGACAAAGACAAACACAAGTTTAAATCATTTATAGAATACAAAGACAAAACAAGGAATACAGATATCTTTACCAGTTGTCCAGAATTCAAAGACTTATGGCCAAAGATTTAACCTACCGACAAATCTCTTTGCTAAATACTCTGCGTTAGAAATAACGACTAGGCACATAAGACAAGCTAAAGAGGCATATAATGGCAACAGATTTAGAAAATATAAACAGGCTACTAGATAGATTTAAAAGGCCTATCCCACCCGGAGACGAATATCAAACTCGACTGGCGGAAGAATTTGAGCTCATTCTCAACCAGCGTTTCACTGATTACTTCATTCAAATTTGTGATATCATTGACCTAACTACAGACCTTACTCATATGACAAGAGGTTCTGCAGGAAGCAGTCTTGTGTGTTACTTGTTGGGGATTACAGATGTAAACCCTATACAGTGGAACATACCTGTGGCACGGTTCATGAACCCTTTGAGAGACGACTTACCAGATGTGGATATAGACTTTGAACATCATCGACAGACGGAAGTCATGGAAAGAATATTCCGCAAATGGCCAGGTAAGACTGCACGACTAAGCAACTACGTCACCTACAAAGAAAAGTCAGCTAGAAGAGAAGCTGCTAAACGTTTAGGTGCCACAGGTAATCTTCCACGCAACTTTACATATGAAAAAGTAGGCGTTGACCCTAAGGAGGCGAAACGCATAGAACGTAAACTGCTCGGAAAGAAAAGAGCAATATCAAAACACTGTGGAGGCATCGTTATGTTTACAAGGCAATTACCAAAATCATTAATATCACAAGACAATCAAATACTACTAGACAAACACGAAGTAGAAGACCTAGAACACCTCAAGGTTGACATACTAGCAAATAGAGGACTGAGTCAACTGCTTGAAATAGATCCTCATACTGCACTAGCAGACTATCCAGAACAAGATCAAGCAACAAGCGATCTATTGGCAAGAGGTGATGTGTTGGGAGTAACACAAGGCGAGTCACCTGCTATGCGTAGATTGTTTAGAGCAATACGGCCTACATCAATGCAGGACTGTGTGTTTGCTACAGCCATGATACGTCCTGTTGCTATGAGTGGCAGACAGAAAGCAGCTATGTTCCAAGACTGGAGCCAGGAAGCTGTACAAGACTCAGTGGTGTTTGAAGACGATGCTATTGACATTATTGCAAACATCATAGGAGTAGACATGTACGAAGCAGACATGTACCGTCGAGCGTTTGCAAAAAAGAATGATGAAAAGATACTTGAGTTTGTAGAGCGTATGGGCAACAACCCACGCAAAGCAGAAGCAATGGCCGCACTGCAAGAGCTGAGTGGATTTGGATTGTGTAGAGCACACGCTGTTAACTTGGGTAGACTCATATGGGCTCTGGCCTATCAGAAAGCACACAACCCAGAAGAGTTTTGGCGTGCCAATCTCCTACACTGTCAAGGGTCATACAAGCAATGGGTCTATCAGTGTGAAGCACATCGCAAAGGACTTGAAACCAAACCCGGTTGGTGGCAACATGGATTCATACCCGGCTGTGGTGTACGTTCAAACTATCTTGAACGAGTAGAGTTTGCAGGTGTAATAGCCAACGGTAGAGTGTTTCGAGGACGCAACAATCGCTATGTTACGTTTCTAACACTGGGCACAAACTACGGAGAATACATAGACGTAACCATACAACGGCCATTTGCATATAGAGATGGTGACATTGTAACAGGTTCAGGATCAATCAAGCATTCAAATAACTCAGACTATATACATGTAACAGAATCAAAACTTCACACAATAGGAGAATGGCGTGAGCGAATTAATACTACTGGACAATGATGAATTGTTGGCGCACTGTGTGGACGACCCTGTTCGTCCACACTTGAGTATAGAGTGGCGAACAGCCCCAGGTAGAGAAGTATACGGACTACAAAACTCAGACGGAGCACTAGAAGCTGTGATATGTGTGGCCTATACCAACTCTGTTCCCATTACAGAACACACATTGGATCACATGAGCCAAGCAGCTGTGCAAGAAAATGAACATGGATCTATTGCTATCTTCTACACAGTATGGAGCTACTCTCGTGGCGCTG